CCATAGTCTCCTATCCTCTCTTCCGCAGTTAGTTCGATGCGGTCACCAGTGCGGTAAGTTCGCGTTATGCTGTACTTTTTCTCCGTACCCGTCCAATCAGTATACAGACATTCTTTCTCGCCCATATAGTCCATATAATGCGATATAGAGAACACATAACTCGGGTGCATATCGTTCTGTGCTGCCTGATAGAATTCAGTACGTCCTACAGAACGCACATCACAGAAAACCTGTCTTTCAGTTACGTTCTCGATCTGATTGCCGTATTTATCTGTCGTATAGGTCGAAGATAACAGTTTGATCACATCGTCCATATCTATACCTTTTCACCAAACAAACGATTATTGAGTTGCCACCGAAGCATTCTCGGCATACCTTCGTTAGTGTCTCTCTTGCGCCACATCCACGCTGCATACATAACGACGAGATTTCCGTCTGAAATGACGGAATCATCAAGAGTGATACCTTCTTTCTCTATGGCGTCTTTCGCGCTTGTAATGTACTGTGAGAGCCTTTCGTCATATGCCGTAGTAGTAATACCGAGGTCTATTTTGAGCATCTGAAGCATTGTTGATTCATTCATAACTAAACCTCCTCGATGGCACTAATGATTTGAGCTTTAGTCATACGAGAAGATACACCCTCGACCCCGTTCTCATCGGCTACAGCAAGAAGCTGTTTTTTAGTGAGCGTGTGAAGGTCGAGAGTGTCAGCTCCGTTCTCCCCGTCTGTTATTCCCCCTGTACTGGAGCGAATGTCATTGTAGCGGAAGGAGTAGTTCCGTTCAGACCGATTGCTACGAAGCCCTCTGCGATAACAGGAGTACCGTCATATCTTGCAGTACCCTTGAATACTGTCTGATCCTGCAGGAATCTTACGTGCTCTGATGTAGCGAACTTCTGACCGGCTCTCTCTGCGAGCAGATACAGGTCAAAGTAACCGCCGATGATAACATCATCAGGAACAAAGTTCAGAACCTCGATAACACCACCGACTACAGGCATACCGCCCTCAACGCCAGATACGATTGCACCGTTAGCGTTGATTGTAAGAGCGTTAGCCATAAGTGTTGTATAGGTCTTTTCGTTCATGACCCATACCTTCTCACCTCTGCTGTAGTTGCTCTTTGCTGCGCCTGATGCGAGTACGATAGCCTTGAACAGGTCAGCGTCTGCTGTGTCAGCAGGTACGGAAGCGATGTTTGTAGTATGCAGGTCAGCCCATGCTCTTGCTGTTGCAGGATAGTCTGCAGGAGCAGCTGTCTGTGCGAGTCTTGTAACGATACCCATAGGCATTCTTGTTCCTGTTCCGTAGAGGATAGCCTTATCAAGTGCAAGACCGATAGCCTGTCCGAGTGCGGTGAGGATCTCGCTTGCAAGTGCGATGTCGCTGTCCTCAAGGTTAGCGTTGCATACAGCGAAGAATCCGCCGACCTTCCAGCAGTTTACTTCGGTATCGAAGAAGCCGAGATCGAGTTCGTTGAGGTTAGCGCAGCACTCTGTCCATACAGCTTCTGGAACTACGCCCATGATTACCTCACGGCCTTCGCCGTTGATAGCTCTTACTGTTACGTGCTTGTAGAGCTTTGAATATTCGATTACGTTCTCACGCAGGAGTCCGAGCATTACTTCAGGGATTGTAAGGCCGACGTTAGAAAGCGCTCTCTTCTCCTTCATACAAGTTCTTACCTCTGCGAGGTAGTTCTGAACGTCATCTCTCTTGAAGAACGCATCTCTTTCCTGTGAATTCATTCCGAAGAACTTTCTTGTTTCCATTGTTTTGTTTTCCTTTCTTTCAACCTTTGTTTCGTCAATAGGTTCTGGAGCCTTCTGCTCATCAGCTTCGATTTCATCAAGCTCCTTCTCAAGCCCTCTGATTTCCTCATCGAGCTTATTCTTCTGCGCTTCAAAATCTGCCTTTTCGGATTCGAACTTCTCGATTTCCTCATTGACAGCATCGCGCTCTTCCTGTGTCTGAATCTCTTCGATCATTCCTGCGAGTTCAGCTTCACGCTTTTCGAAGTCAACACCTTCGGTCAGCTTTGCGAGTGCTGAACGCTTTTCGTCGAGAGACTTTTTGATCATAAGTGCTCTTAACATATTGTTTCTCCTTGTTAGTTAAGATTTAGTGTTTCGTGTTGTTATGGCATATGATGAAGTGTGTTTTAACTTACTTGAATTGTTCCGTCTGACTTAAACGTGAGCTTTTTAATGTCAGAAGACCCTGCCGTACCACGCCGAACCATATTTACAATCGACACATTACCGATTGCCCCGTATGTTTCCACCTCAAATACGGCATATCCACCGCCCACATCTAAAAGAGCGATAGCGTTTGGAAGTGCTTCGACAATTTCAGCGAAAGTTTTGTCAGCCGTTCCTGTTCCTGTCGACCTGTCTACGCTCACAGTTACAACGAGGTTACCGCCTGTACTTCCACCGCCTTCACCAGACGCTTTCGGTCCGAGATAATCTTTTAGCCAATGTCCTAATGCCATAGTTTGTCCTCTCTTTCTTTAGATAGGACAAGGTTCTTTGTTTTAGATGCAGATTGCGATTATGCGAGTCTATATGCTCCGTATCCGTATACAAATATTGCTTGGAACGATGTCGTCGTAGAATAATCACCAATTCCAAATGTATTTTCTCCGTTTTTTACAAGGTTGGTCACTTTCAGCTTTGCCTCGCTTAACTCACCGTTGTTAAATTCCTCAACTGTGAGAACACTAAATATTTGCGTTCCATTTGACGAAGGCGCAAGTTCGCTTGGAAATGAGAATTTAAAATCTGAATATTTCCCGTTACTCAATTTAACTTTGTCAAAGAGTACCTCTACAATATTTCCCGATTTGCGGAGATAATACTTTCCGCCACCACTATAGCTGTACTCGACAAAACCGTCACCACCACTCTGCTCTACTAACTTATACTCACCGCCATCTACACCGAGAACCTTGCCGTTGTCAGATGCGGTTACTGAAGGAAGCTCTGTACCCCCCCCCATTTGGATTGAGATAGGTTTTAGCCCAATGTCCTAAAGCCATTATTCTTCTCCTTTCAGTTTCCTGCGCAGTTCGGTCTTGTAAAGCTCGACCTGTCTGCGCTTTGCTTCTTCAAAATCTTTTTCTCTTGCCTGTACTGATGTTTCAGCATAGGCGGGAAAAGTGCATACGGATACTTCGTACAGCTTGACCGCTGTTATCGTCCAGTGTACGTTCTCACCTTCGAAGTCGGTTTCTTCGGCAAGAATGTCGAAACCAAATGAGCACTGGTTCACATCTCCGCGCTGGACTCTTGAGTAGAGGTTCATCGCGTCCTGATCGTTCGGATTGATCAGAATGGATCCCCACAGACCCTTTTCATCTTCGCGCAGTTCAAGCGTTCCCGCCTGTGTGCGTCCCAGTACGTACATCGTTTCGTGGTCGATAAGCGCTCTCACATCAGCATCAAGAGCACCGCTAAATGCTCCCGGTGCGATCGACTCACTCATCGTGTCCGAAATAACGTAGTCACTATTAAAAACGGCGAAGTATCCTTCAATGCGAAGTTCTTCACCGTCTTCCCTCGTTTTAAAATCAGATGCTATGGAACGTATCTGCCTGTTACTTCTTTCCATCGTCTTTCTCCTTTTTCATCGGGCAGAACGCAGCTGCGTCCGTCTGATAGTATTTCATGCTTACCGCACAGTACCGAACGTGCAGACAAGGTTCACCCGTATGCTTGCACCATATCTGATGCGTTTTTCCTTTTACTTCGCAGTTGTTACAAAGTAGTGCCATTTATTCGTCACCTTCTTGTATTAACTTCTTCTGCTTATTCGAATAATCCCATCCGATGTAATTTTCAAGAACACGCATCTCGTCAAGTCCATCAACAGGACTCATACCGATGCGGTCACGTACTTCGTTACCTGTTACGAATCCTCTGTCAGACAGAGAACCGAATACGTTAGCCACTGTCTGAATATCCCAGTCCATCAAACTCAATATGTTGAACTTCACATACCATTTAGGATTGAGTATCAGCTTCCTTGTTATCTCCTGCTCTATCTCTTCAGCAATAACGCGGACTGTATTCGCTATAAACGAATTCCACGCTTCCTTGTTATACTCGCCTACACCTAAAACGAATGGCGGTACACCGAGTATAGAAGCGACTGTCCTTTTGTCTATCTCGACTGAATCAGATATAGCAAGGTCGGCAAGTGAAAGCGGTTTCACCTGTTCGACTTCGAACTGTTCCGCAGGGATAAGCCACGGTTCGCCTACATCAGAACTCTTCACATAGGAATCAAGTAACTTCTGTCTGCCCTCTGGACTTGAGAACTCATCTATCATGGAATCGACTTTCACAATGATTGACGGCTTCCACTTGGAACTCATAAAACCCTTCTTTGTGACGCTTGCCTGTTTCAGATTATTGGCAACATCAGAAAGAACCACAGTCGCACCCTTGCCCATCCACGGATAGAACCTGTCGGGATTATCGACAAAATGAAGTACATCGTCAGGATCGTACATCTTCCCGTCAATGAATATCTGATACTTGCGCCCGGTCGGACTCGGTGCGAATGAAACTCTTGATGCTGATATAGGCTCAAGTGTTGTTATGTAACCTCTTGAGGTATACACCTTCACGACCGAATTACCGCGTCCGTACAGGAGCATATTCATCACGATAGCTTCCATCCAAGTACGCCTTGTCATGTTCCTGTTAGGTTCGATATCCAGCTTACGTGACAGCTCATTGAATATCCTTGTATCGCCACTCTTGCCGTTTTCCATCAGCATAATCGGCATACTCGATATGAGTGTCGCTATCTTACGACAAGCTGTGAACACTTCGGGATTGTCTGCGAGCGATGTATAACCAGTACAAGCTAAACTTGTGTCATCATCGCCGAGCAGGATCCCGACCATACTGTTGCTCTTGGTAGTCGAAGTGCGGGCGTTTCCTATCTTGTCCGTACTTCTGAAGAAATAATCCATTATGCTCATTTAGTTCCCCACCATTCCCGAGCTTTTTCTCGTTTCTCTAAATTCTCCAATAACTGCACAGTACCGAACACAGAAGCATCGAATAAGTCTATCCTCTGCTCTGGTGATAC